CGAAGACCTGCTCGGACTCGGTGCCGGCGGCAGCCTCGCCGATCGCGTAGGCGGTGAGCGTCGACTTGCGGCGCGGCATGCGCTTTGTGTCGGTGCTCATCGGCACGATACGGGCGTTCCGGCGGACGACGCCGTAGCGCTCGCGGAGCGAGATGAGCGACGACTCGAACTCCTCGGGAACGAGGAATCCGCCGGCGCTGTTGATGTTTTCCTGGTGGCCCTTGGTGACGAGGCCGTTCGCAGAGCACCAGTCGATGCTCTTGCGGTGGCCGCGAGCGGCCATGATGAAGCGACCGAAGCGGTACGCCTCGTCGTTGGTGGCGAGGTACTTGGCCTTGCCGGTGATCTTGTAGGTGTCGGTGCTGGTGATGTTCGGCATGGTGTTGACTGCCTTCAGTTCCGCGGCGATGGCGGACTTCACGGTTTCGCGGAGAGCCTTAGCCGGCTCCTCTTCCTTCGGCATCTCATCGGTGGGATCGGCCGCATCGGTCTCGGCCGCGGCCGGACTGAGCATGACCTCGTACTTGAGTTGCTCGGGCGCGAGCGGGTTGCCCTCGGCGTCGGTGACGACGACGCCTTCGAGATAGAGCATCTTCGCGTGCGCGAAGCGAGTCTCGCCGACCTGATCGGCGATGCTCTGGAGATCCTTCTGGACCTCCTCGAACTTCTTGAACTTCATGGGAGTGTGGTTCCGAATGTGCGATGGTGATGGACGCGAGCGCCATCCCACCGATTCGGCTTCCGCCACTCGTCCGGGCCCGGCGTTCCGATCATATCACGATGCGACCGGCCGCCTTCGCGATCTCCTCGCGAACGATCCGAGCCGCGTCGTCGCGACCGAACTTCGGCACCGACACGCGGACGACATGCTTCCGGTCGGCGATCGCCGGTACATCGACTCGACCGAACCTCGCCGCGGCCGTCTTCGAGATCAGTCCCTTCGAGACCGCGTAGATGAGCGCGTCCTGGTTGGCCGGCACGCTGACCGCGGAGACCTCGAGCAGTTTCCACTTCGAGAACACCTTGCGGACTTCCGGTCCGTACTTGTCCACGTCGCCTTTCGTCGCGACACGCGCGCCGCCGTCGAGCGGCATGAACCCAATGCTCACCGCCTTGACCACGCCGGCGGATACCAGGCCGCGGACGTAATCCGGGAACCAGTCGCCGACATAATCGGCAGGCCGCGGCGCCAACTCGAACTCGGCGACGATGGACGAGTCCTCGCGCTTGAGCGATATCGCCTTGCCGATCGGCTGGGACGGGTCGTGGTTCCAGAGGAGGACCGGGTTCCGCTCGTAGTCCTTCGCGTTCATCCCGGCCGGCACCATGACCTCGCCGTCACGATCGACGGAATCGGTCGATATCACGGCCTTGAACTTGCCGCCGACGATCGAGCCTTCGGCCTTGAAATCCTTGCGGTTCATTCTTCGCCTTCCAGTACGGGAATCAGGTCACAACGGCAGTTTGGGTGCAGCGGCGGACCGCTGACGTTCTCGAAGTCGATGACGAAGCGAGAACCGTCCGAGGCGGTCAGCGACTCGCCGACGTTGATGAACGTGTCGCTCATTCCCTTCGTCGCGCCGGCCGAGCCGATCGCCTCGCAGAACGGACACGGGTCGGGAGCGACGAGCCACTTCTTGCCAGTGACGACGCCGCTCTGCTTCCACGCTTCGACCTGTCCCTGCACGTAGCCGCGTGTCGACTCGGTGCGTGCGATGACGCGAGCGCGCTTCGAGTCAAATCCCTTGTCCTCGAGATCGGCCGCGAGTTCGTCGATCGTCTTGCCTTCCTCGAGTCCCTTGCCGAGCAAAGTCCGGACGCGGACCGTCGTCGAGTCGCCGACCTCATCGGCAAGCCGGGTCGTCGAGTTGTCCACCCACTTCTGGACCTCCGGGTTCACGAACTCGAATCCGACGCTGGGCATGAGTTCTCCGCGGCCGAACCGTTCGATCGCGTCCTCGATCCCGTCGTCGCCACGCTTGCCGCCGGCCTTGACCGCACGCTCGATGTACGGCAGCACCTCGGTCTTTATCTCGACCTTGAACTCGGCAGGAGCCAGCACGTCGACGGAACGGTCGACGAGTTCCTGCCCGGACAGGCCGGAAGTCCGCAGCGTCTTGACGACCTTACCGATCCGGTCGCGTCCCAGTTTGCCGAGCACGCGCTCAAGTTGCCGGATGATTCGCTCTTCCTCACGCGTGTAGCCGCCGGCCTTGATCCGGATGCCGGCGTCGCCGGCGAGCGCGTCGCTCTGCAGCGTGATCGTTCCGGCCTTGTGCTCGACGCCGCAGCCGCATCCCTTGGCCTTGCCCTCGCAATAGTCGATCGCGATCGCCACCGCCTGGTCTTGCGGATAGCCTTCGGCCATGAGCGTTCGGACCTTCTCGCTCACGCAGTCGTCCGCCTGCTTCGTGTCGTCGTCCTCGTCGTCGGCCCTGTCCATTCGCTCGACGGTCCGCTCGGCGAAGTCGCGACCGGCGTCGCCGCCCCACAAGAGCCAGGCGATGAACCCGGCGGACGGGTCGCTCGGGTCGTCCCAGCCGGGTCGCTTGTCGACCGCGTGCCGTGCGAAGTACGAGTTCATCCGGCGAACGGTGTCGGGCGACAAGACCTCGCGGTTCTTGAGTTGCGTCGCCCTTGCCACGCCGACCTCGGTTCCGCCGCGGTTGAACTCGGCCCGGAGCCGGAGGCCACGAGCGGCCTCGGCCGCCATCTCCTTGGTTGGCGTGAAGTCGATCTCCGCGTACCGGGCCGGCGCAGACTCCGCTACGGCCTTCGTGCCGTCCGCAGGCTCCGCTACCGGTCCGGGTTCCGCAGCGACCGTAGCCTCCGGAACCGGCTCGACGTCCTGCGGCCTGATCGTCGACTGGGCCGCGACCATCGAAGTCGCTTGAGCCGGCGTGAGTCCGACCGCGACGAGCAGCGCCTCTGCGGCCTGCGTCGCCAGCGATCCGGCCGTGACCGCGAGGAGGATGTCTTGGGCCGCCTGAATCTGAGCGCCGTTGAGCGGTGCCGCAGCCGGCGCCGCGGCCTGCGCCGCAGCCGGCGCGGCCGGTGCATCGGCGGCGTTCCCGCCAGGACCGGGAGCCGGAGCAACCGGTTCGGGTTCCTCGTCCGGCGTAAGCCCAAAGTCCATCACGGGAACGCCGCCGATGATCGGCACGTCTGCCTCTTCCACGTCGAGCGCTTCAAGGCCGCGCGCCTCGCGGACCTCGTTGATCGTCATTACTCCGGCCTGTATCAGCGTCTGATGTTCGGTCAGGTCAAGTTGCCGGTTCGCCGGCACCGGATCGTCGTAGGCGAGAACGGCATCGTCCTCGAGTCCGAACATCGGAAGCAGTTTCTGATTGAGCGTTTCCTCATCGAGCCGGAGCAGCGGCAGGATGGTCGACTCTCGCCACTGGGCGAACCCGGTTGTCGCGCTCGCGAGGTTCGGATCGTTCGCCTTCAGCATCGAGACCGGCACGCCGAACACGGCTGCGATCTCCTCGACGATCTCGTCGCGACCGCCGAGATCCTTCGGCGGGAACTGCATCGGCTTCAAGTCAACCTGACCGGTGAGCGCGATGAACTTGCCGGCCTTGTCGGAACCGCGGAGCCGCTCGTTCACCATCCGCTCGAACTCTTCGATCGCCTCCTCGCTCGCGTCCGTGTTCTGGATCGTCGCGAGGTAGTCCGGCCTGGCCTTGTTCGCGGCCATCGCGGTATCCATCTCGTGGAACGCGGTGTTCAGGTCGATGACGCCCCAAGCGGCTTCGACCTTGCCGAGCCCGTAGTAGAGGTCCTCCGGGTTCGTCCGCTTGAAGTGCAGCACTTCTTCCGGCTTGAACATTACGCGGCTATTCGACTCGCGGCCGTACTTGTAGCCGGCGATGAATGTCGTCTCGCTCGGGATGATCTCGACCCACTGCGGCGGCATCGGCCAGAGTTGAGCCGGAACGCCGAGTTGGTTCCTGATCACGCGGATGTAGGCGTTCCCGGTCAACTCCTGCCAGAGCGTTCGGGTCGCCGCAAGGTCGAACCCGTTCATCGACGGGTTCACCTTGCGGAGCAGGTCGAGGACGGGATGCGACTCGGTGACTTCCTCGAAGTCGGCGCCGAAGTCGTGCATCTTCGTCAGTACCGTCCGGCTCGGCGAGCGACCGGTGTCGCCCATGAGGTACGACTTTTTGTCTCGCCCGACCTTGGCGGTCCGGTAGAGCCGCGTGCCTGCACGGTTCCTGACATAGAGCCGGAGCGGAACGCTCGACACGCCGAAGGCGTTGATGTTCGCGGCTGCGTAGACCCACGAACGGAACTGGCGGACGCCGGCGACCGCTGAGTAGAGCGGCCTTTGGCTCAGTCCCGAGCCGCCCGAGATCATGCCAAGCGATGCCTTGAAGTACTGGCTCCGCGCGTCTGCCGTAGGCGTGGCCTGCTTCCGGAACAGACTGCGGATTCGTTCGAGCATTAGATGACCCTGAAGCGGAAGGTCGGAGAACGCACGGTCATACGACGCAGCGCGAGCGCAAGCGCCATGACTCCATCGTCGTGAACGCCTGCCGAGACAGTGTACCGAACACCGGTACGCGTCGATTCCCATTCGAACGCTTCCAACTCGGTCCGGATGAATCCGTCAGGGAAGCGGACCTCGCGTCGCTGGATCGTCGCGGCGAGTCCCTCGAGCAACTGCTGGCGGCTCACCATCGTGAACTTGAACCCTTCGACGTTCGACCGGCCTCGCTGCAAGTCCTCGACGATCGGGTCGCCGACACCGGTCGAGTCGATCATGGTCGGCACGTTGCCGATGGTCGCGGCGATCCGTTCACGCGTCGCCTGCCAGTCGAGCCGGAAGCGGTCAAGCCGGCAGACCGAGCCGCCGGCGTCGATCCCGATGATGACCGACCAGTCGGTCGACTTCGCCAGGTCGATCCCGTAGGCCACCGGCTGCTCGGTCGAGAGCGGCGCGATGCAGGTCCGGATCGCGTCGATCCCGAATGGGTTGCCTCCGTCGTCGCTCGGCTCGACTAGGTAGAGTTCGCGGAAGATGTGGTCGGGCAGTTGCCGGCGTGCCGCCTCGACCTCCTCGGCGTCGAGCACTTGGCCGGCCACGGCATCGGATGCGGTCAACTTGTGGTAGGCGATGTCGGGTTCGGTCCCGCTCTCGGCCTGCCGTGCCAAGCGGTAGCACCAGTTCTTCCGGCCCTTGAGGTTGCCGATGATCCGGCACCGGCCTTTCGTCGCCGAGAGCGTCGAGCGTACCGCGTGCCAGGCCTCTTCCGGACACCGCGTAGCCTCGTCAATGACCGCGTAATGGACATCCTCGCCGTACAGGGTGTCCGGGTTGTCCGCGCTCTTGAACGCGATCCTAGAGCCGTTGGCGAGCGTCAGCGCAAGCCGGCTCGCGTTCTCCTCCCAGATCCGCTTCTCGGGATCGGCGTCCCGGAGCATCGACCGGAGCCGCTCGTAGCCGACCTGCTTCGTCACCTCGAACGTCGGAGCGATCCACCAGCAGGTAGACCGCGGCCGGTTCCATGCCTCGCCAAGCATCCAGAGCAGGCAGCCGAGCGTCTTGCCGCTCTTCGTGCTGGCCTCGATGACGACGAACCGAGCCGGGTCGCAGATCGCCTCGTGCTGCTTCCGGTAGAGCGGCGGCAGTTCGATCGCCGCGACGGTCAATCCCGGACACCTATCCGGATCGGTGCGAGTTCGATCCGCTCGGTCGCCTCGCCGCCGTCAAGCCGCTCGATCTTGTCGAGCATGGCGAGTGCGTTGATGTTGTCCCGGTGCATCGCGGTCAGCACCTCGACGGCCCGAAGTTTCTCGCGGTCGGTGTTGCCCTCGACGGCGATCCGGGACGCGATCTTGGGAGCCGCATCGCGCATGGCCTGCGGGATCGGCCACTGGTTGCGGACCGCCTGCGCAAGCATGCGCATGGTCTGGCGATCATGGCCGCGGTCGCGGTCGATCTGGCGAACGGCGACCTCGATCGCGCTCGCGTCCTGCATCGGTTCGGTATCGGACATGGTGCGATCCTGCTACAGACGTGAGCAAGTGTAGTCGGTTGCGACCGGCGACCGAGGGAACGTCACGCGTTCGGTTTGCACGGCTTGGTCGCCTCCATGTTGAGCGAGATCCGGTAGCCGAGGAACCTCGCTTCCGAGTTGTCCTTGAGCAGGCCAAACGAAGCCACGCGACGCACGTCGGTAAACCCGCATTCGGTCAGGCATTCCCGCAAAAGGTCATGCGTGAACCCGCAGCCATGCCGGTCATGCTCGTCGATGTCGCCTCCGTAGATCATGCGGCAGACTTCCCAGCGGCCGCGGACCGTAATGAGATCCTCGCGGAGAAGGCCCGTAAGGATGTCGAGATCCGGCACCGCGATTCGGAACCGGCCGCCCGGCTTCAGCAGCCGCAAGACGCCAAGCAAGGACTTGCCGATCCGGTTCATGGACAGGTGTTCGAACACGTGACTCGCGTAGACCTCGTCGACGGAGTCGTCCGCGAAGACTGACAGGTCCGAGACATCGGCGACGACATGGACGTTCGGACCCGGATTGATGTTGACGTTCGTCCATCCGTCGATGCGTTCGTGCGCGCCGAGATGCAGCCTGATTGGCTTTCCGTTGTTCATGCCGGACCGCGGCCCCACTTGACGAGGAAGTCCGTGATGGTCTTCTCGACCCGGTCGACATCGACCACGGCGGGATCGAGCCACCAGTCGTCATGCTCGATCGATACGCTCAGCTCATAGCCGAGATCGGTCATTCGCTTCCGCATCCGCTGCTGTCGCTCAGGACCGCCGTCGCGATACGCGTCGTGCTCGATGCACGCGACGTTGAACCGCACCGCGTCGAGCGGCAACTGGTCGAGCATCTTCTCGGTGAGTTCAGGCGGTTCGAGGTCGAGCGACAGGAAGTCGATGCGGCCGTCGACCGCGACGGTCTCGAACACCTCGCGCCATTTCACGTTGAACGCGTCGCTGAAGACCATGCACGGCTTGCGCAGACTCGCAAGTTCGGCCGCCCATTCGATGTCGCAGAGAACTCCGGTCCAGCCGAGCCCGTACTGGAGCGCGACCGTGTTCGAGATTCGCCACGGCTCGCCGGCTCCGATGTCGACGAACGTGCCGCCGTGCTTGTCCTCGAGCGCCATCGCCACGAAGCGGTCCTGCCCGAGTTGTGATTGAAGGAACCGCGGCTCGATCGAGCACGGCAGGTCCAGCATGTAGATGACGCTTCCCATGCCCGGCATCCTAGCCGAGTATGGCGTCCCGTCTGGCGTTCGTGAGGATGCCGATCGAGACGAGGTAGTTCATGCCGGCGACCGTACGAGGATCGTCCGAGACGATCTCCTGGGCCGCCATCGCAGCCCGGTAGAACGATCGGACGATCTCGTCGTTCTCCCGTCCGATCTCGATCGAGTTCATCTCGGCATCGGTGAACCGGCCGAGGAAGTCGAGCGTCGTCCAGACCTTCCGCAACTCGTCCGGCGTGAGCGGCCGGATCGACCAGAGCCGGACGACATTCGCGAGCCCGACGTCGAACGCCTCGACGAGCGCCTGCGTCAGCGGGTCGTAGGCCGGCTGCGGCGTCTCGATGAGCGGGAGGTATGCATTGGCCTTCGGGTTGCCGGACGCGACCCACGAGGCGTGGAGGGCCGGATCAAGATCGATGATCTCGGAGACGCGTTCGCTGA